GTTTGGCTCGTCATGCAATAGCCGGTAGAGCGGATGGCTTGCCGTGCGCACCTTGCCGCCGTCCTTGTCATAACGGTAAACGTGCAATGGCAGTCCTGCCACCGACTCCGCCAAAATTCTCACGCAAGCGTAAACTGCCGAGGTCTGCATCGCCGTCCGCTCGTTAACCGCCTTGCCGCTTGAAGTGCTGCCGAACAGGAATCCGAGCGTACCGCCGGAGCGGTTTTTCGGTTTGTCGCGGGAATTGAACAAACCCTTAAAAATACCCATAATCTCATCACCTCCTCGCCATGCCGATATAATCAAGAAACGCACCCAGTCCGAGTGCATCCATACAGTATTCATGTAGTTTCGGGTGGCTTACCGCCATCCGTTGGAATCGGTTCACTTTATCCCTGTGGCATCCGACCGGGCAGAAAACACAGCCAGTCCGTTGTTCCCCTGTCGTGGACAGATTCCCCTTGGCGTCCTCCACAATGTCACCGTAGACAGACGCTATCGGGATGTTAAAGTCTTTTATATACTGAAGCACGTCCCGATTAGTCCAAAACGACATCGGCTTTGAAACAGGACGCTTGGAGTCAAAACTATTGCACCCTGTCTGCAGCCACGCTTGCCGCCGTCTTTCGCTCTCCACCGCCATCATGCCGACTATCGCTTGTTTGCCTGTTTGCTTTCGGTAGGCGTCAAGCGGAGATTCCTTCATAATCCCGCAGCAGTTAGCGGAAATGATAAACGGCGAGTCCACGAGATATTTCCATTTGGCATAGTGGCTCTGCCGCCATCGGCTTGGCGAACCGTCACCGTTTATACCGTTCAAGCGGTCGATTGCCCACTGCGAACCTTTCCGAGCGTAATAAATAGTGTGCGCCACATCTTTTGACGGATAGCACCAGCCATGAACTTTTACCACTTCGTCAAAGCGCATTTTCGGTTGCAAGACCGTGACGTTTGGGGTTTCGAGTGCGAAGCGGCGTACTTCCGGGAAGTCCAATCCTGTGTTGACATACACCGCTTCTATATCGGGGTAACACCGCCGCGCCAAGTCCAAAAGCACCGCCGAGTCCTTGCCGCCGGACGTGGAGACGCTGACCATGCCGTCAAATCGCATATACCATTCCATTATTCGGGTCTGGGTGACTTGTATCTTTTTCCAAAGCGGCCACGCCTGCATTATTTTCAAGTCCTCGGCTGTATGTTTGTTTTCCCTCATATAAACAACAGCCCCCTCTCCTCATAAACGCTCGTATCACCACCGCCGCCAAGTGTAGCCCTCGCAAGCCCCATAATCAGAGCCACCACGCCGTCTATCTTTTCAGTGGATTTTTTCTTGTTGGGCTTGATGTTTCCCGCCGCATCTTGGTCTACGATGACATTACCCATGTTCCAGTCGAGAACAGGATGCTTGCCGTGCCGGATCCGTTTTTCCATCACGAACTGATAAAAGTCCTTTGAGGTCGGCGACATGGATACGAAGCCCTGACCAAATGGAAAAACCGTGAAGCCGTTTTCCGCGCCCAGTTCCTCAAGGTCACGGCGTATCTTTTCAGCGCCGTAGCGGTCGTAGGCGATTTCACGAATCCAAAAACGCTCCGACAGCTTGGCGATGAACGCCACGATATAATCGTAGTCCACCACGTTGCCCTCGGTGGTGTTGAAAACACCCATCTTTCGCCAGACTGCATATGGCACATGGTCGCGCCGTGTCCGCAGGTCGATGACATCTTCAGGAAGCCAGTAAAAGGGCATGACAGTATATTTTGTATCGCCATCAATCGGCGGGAATACCAGAACCAGCGCCGTCAGGTCTCCCGTACTGGAGAGGTCAAGACCGCAGTAGCAATCCCGACCTTCATATTCTTCAAAGTCAATATCCTCACCGCAGGCATCCCACTTATCCATTGGCATCCAGCGGATGTCAGAGTTAGTCCATTCATTCAAGCGGAACTGCCGAAAGTGCATCTCCTCGGCGGGATTCTGCTTCGCTTGCTCATAAGCGGCTTGCACGGTTTCAAACGGAATGGTCACGCCGATGGAAGGATTCACTCGCTTCCAAACTTCTTCATCGTGCCAGTCGTCGTCATCACCAATACCGAATACCGCAGGATAAAAAGACGGGTCTATCTTCGAGCCGTCCAGTACCGCTTTTGCCTTTTGGTGTATTTCATAGCAAATGGAAGTCCTGTCCCTGCCCGCCGTGGTTATCAGGAAGTAGAGCGGTTGCCGTCTGGCGTCGCCTGTGTACTTGGTCATGGTGTCGAAAAGTTCTCTGGTTTGCTGTGCAAACAACTCATCAAAAATAAGTCCCGACACATTAAATCCTTGTTTGGACTTGGTTTCCGAGGACAGCACTCGGTAGAAGCTGTTGGTATGCGGAAACATAATCCGCTTGGTGGACGGCACAAGTTTTGAAAGGCCTGCCAAATCTCCGCATTGTTCCACCATTGCTTTGGCGGTGTTAAACACGATGGAAGCCTGATTAATGTCAGCGGCACAAGAATAAACCTCCGCACCCGCTTCGCCATCTGCAAACAACAGATATAATGCAATCGCCGCCGCCAACTCGGACTTGCCGTTTTTCTTGCCAACCTCCACATAAGCGGTGCGGAACTGGCGGTATCCGTCCTCGCCGACAATGCCGAAAATGTCACGGATAATCTGCTCCTGCCACGGCATCAATCTAAATGGCTTACCGTACCATTCGCCTGTGGTGTGTTTGAGCATGGAGATGAAGCCCACGGCAAAGTCAGCCCGCCGTTCGTCATAACGGCTTGTCGGGAGCATGAGCGGTGTTGGTTTATATTTAAAATCAGGCATGAGCCGTCCTCCTTCCGGGCAAAATAAAAAGACCTCCGTGGAAGCCTTGAAAATCTATCTGTACGAGAGACAGCCCCTGTCGGGTCTGGTCGTAAGCGTTTCACGCTTACTGCTCGACCATGCGTCCGGGGTTTCTGTCCTCGGTGCTTTTCGTGATTAGTTGTACTTTTGGATTAGAATCTCGTAAACCGTTTTAACTTCATCGGTGGGTTCTACGTTCCAACCCCTGTCGTAGTTGCAAAGGTCGCAGCTTTCTCCGTATTTGCGTATCGACAGCTTGGAGATTTTACCGCCGTCAATGCCGTACTGTGAACCTTCCTCGTAATGCTTAACCCAATACTTATATTTGCCGCCCGTTTCAGGGCAGGCGATAATTCCCTCACTCCACATCGTCAGTCCCTCCAGTCAGAATAAAAGCGGCGTAAGCCTTGCGGTCATCTTCGATGAAGCAGACCAGTTCGTAATATCCGAGGTCGTTGGCAATCCGCTGTACGGCATTTGTATCAAACATATTGGTTTTGCCCGTAGCCCTGACCGCCAGTATCTGCGCCCTAACCGTGCCGCTAATTTTCGGCACTCGCTTGATGGAGTCCACGCCGTAGACCGCGCCGAGGGTCGAGCCGTTATCCCAGTTCACGAACACGGTGGCTATATCATCTACATGGTCAACCGTGCCAAGGTCGCCGGGCTTGAGGGTGGTGTATGGGTCCGACATGGATACCAGTTCCACCCTTGCGCCCTTGGGGTAGGTTTCCCGAACCCGCTCCACTTGCTCTTTATTCGGAAACTTCATCTGTTGCCACCTCGCTATCCTTTTTGCCGTTTTTCCAACTGCTGTTGCCCTCAAGCCTTGAAAGTAGAATCTTCCGAGCCGCTTTGTACTCGTCGCCGATGAAGCCGAGGGAGAGCAGGAAGCACCGCATAGCGTATTTGGGACTGCCGTCCGTTTCCTTTTCCTTGGCGGTGACACGCTTTTTCTCAATTGCCGTCTTGCAAAGCAAGCTGACCAATTTTGCGTAAGCGTCGGCATGGTCGGCGTCAATCGCAATCTCACCTCTGAACCAAGGGAACTGTAAAGTTTCGGCTGTCTGCTTAATCGGCAGGTCGCTTGCGCCGAGCGACGCTTTAAGGAGTGGCGCTTTGGCGTTCACCATCTTGGCAAGGTTGTCGAGTTTCTCAGGCGTGAAGCCGTCAAGGGGTATTTCGATGGTCAAGCGGTCGGTTCTCGGCGTAATCTCAACCGAGCGGATGTGGTTGTAGTCCTCGTCCAACTCGAAGAGTTCAAGCAAAACAATCTCGTTTTCGCAAAACTGGTAAGCCTGCCGAAGCGCGTCCTCGTCGTTTTCCGCTCCGAAAACCTCCATGCGGTCGGGGTAGTCGGGGTCGCTGAGTTCCGCTTGGTAGGTGTGGCTTTCGGGTTCGGGAATATCGCTTGCTTGCATTCCGTCCTCGCCGATGGGGTCGCGGCGTTCCTGCCCAAGCCCCAGTTCTTCACGCTCGGTG